AGGTATGCCAGGAGGCTCGGTGGCTCATCGGTTTTTGGTGCAACAGCGGGACAACCCACCCCGGCAAGACCGCCTCGACGTTCGCGAAGATCGGAGACAATGTGCACAACTGGGGAGGCTGGGGCTACAAAGCAAGAAAGCGGGTCGCCCGCCAGGTCGACAGCATCCGGCACTGGCGGGTGCAGCAGGGCGACTACTGGTCGGCTCCCAAGGTCGAGGCAACGTGGTTTGTTGATCCGCCGTACAACAACAAGGCAGGACGACGCTATCCCCACCAGCCCGACAGTTTCGCAGACCTCGGCATCTGGTGCCGCAGTCTACGTGGACTCACCATTGTGTGCGAGAACAAGGGTGCTGACTGGCTTCCCTTCGAGTCTGTAGGCGACATTAAGTCCCGACGGGGTGCCTCGGCAGAGGTCGTGTGGACCAACCGTCGGCCGCTTTTCAACGGCACGGCACAGCGCGTCTTTTCCTGGGGTGCAGCGTGACGGTCCACCTGCCCTCTTCCGTACCTCAGCACATGCGGGCGGATGCCGAGCAGCTCCTCGAGGACCGCGAGCGGTTCTGTCAAATGCTCCGCATCAAGCACAAGCAGCAGCAGCGGTTTGTTCCCTTCGAGCCCAACGCCGCCCAGCAGCGGCTGTGGGAGGTCATGGACAAGCACAACCGCGTCATCGTCATCAAGTGCCGCCAGGTCGGAGTGTCGACCGGTGTGCGGGCGTGGCAGTTCCACAGGGCCTACACCACCCCGCATCCACAGAACTACGCGGTGTTGTCGTTCCACGAGCGGTCTGCCCGCAACCTGCGCCGCATGGACCGACGGTGGCTGTCTGAGCTACCGGGTCTGCTGCAGCGGGACCTCGAGGTAGACAGCGCAGAGGACACGGTGTTTGCCGACACCCGTGCAGGGTTCAGCTCCTTCACGACCGGGGGGCGCGGCGGTACCCGCTCGTTCGAGTTCACAGGAGGCCACCTCTCTGAGTTCGCCTTCTACAGCGATCCCGACGAGGTGTTGGCCCAGGTCATCTCGACAGTCGGCGACGGACCGCTCATCATCGAGTCTACGGTCAACGTACCGGGCGATGCTTTCCACAGGCTCATCGAGGGTGCCCCGGACAACGGTTGGCACTTGTTCACGTACTGGTGGTGGCAGCACGAAGCCTACCGCGACGAGAACTTTCCGCCCGACTTCGAGCCTACGGAGGAAGAGGTAGACCTGGCGGACCACTACGGGCTCGACGATGCGCAGTTGTGGTGGCGCCGCAAGATGGTCGCTACGCTCGGCAAGCACAAGTTCAAGCGGGAATACCCTGGCTGCCTGGACGATGCGTTCCTTGCGCGGGAGTGCACCTATTTCGACCCGCGCGACCTTGACAACATCGATGTTGTGTGGTTTGAAACACCACAACGAGAGCTTAAGGCTCCCCAGGAAGAGGCCCGGTATGTCATGGGGGTAGACGTGGCAGCGGGTGTGGGCCTCGACTACAGCGCACTGGCAGTTGTAGAGCTGGGGAGTCTTCAGCCCGTCTACATCGAGCGCAGCAACCGGGCGTCTCCCGTCGACTGGGCAGCACGGGTCGCAACGGTAGCCAGGCGGTACAACAAGGCCCTTGTGCTTTGCGAGGCCAACAACCACGGCCATGTGGTTTTGCGTGAGCTAGCGCGTCTCCGGTACAACAAGCTGTGGAAAAACGCTCGAGGCAAGCCGTGGATTACAACGGTGCGCTCAAAACTCGACGCCTTCGAGTGTCTGCGCGAGCACGTCAAAGCCGGCATCATCTTCGCCCTCGATCAGTCTACGTTGCACGAGTTGCGGGGCATCGAGGTGCGGAAGGTCACACCGGAAGCCCCCTCCGGGCTGCACGATGACCTTGCCGTTGCGCTCGCACTGGCCTACCGTTGCGTCAGGAGCGCCCCGCTGTCACAGCGTCGAGAAGCAATGGAGGGCTACATGGACGAGTTTATCAAGCAGCGCCGTGTTGCCCGGCTCAAGGAACGGGCTCTGCCCTGGGAGAGGAACGGATGATCACACCCCCCATTGCCCGCAAGCTTTTCGAGCAGCACGAAGAGTACTGGAACGACAAACGTCCAGAAATGCGCCGGCTTCGCAATGCGTACCTCATGCGGTACTGGCAACGCAGCATTGCCTATGACAACAGCCTTCTCATCGAGACAAGCCGCGCCTACGAGATGATCGAAAGCTTCATTGCCAGCTTGTTTGTCCGAGACCCTGCTGTTGTAGTAAAGCCGGACTTGCGCGGCCGAGGTGACCCGCTGCTGACCGAGGAGGTTGCCAACAACTGGTTGATGACCACCAGGCGGGAGCTGGAAGACGCACTGCGGTTGTCGCTCATCTACCCTTGGGCAGGCATGAAACTGTCGGCTACTGACACCCGTGACCCTTTGCGCCGAGTGCAGGCTACTCCGCTCGGCCCCTGGGACGTGGTGGTCGATGACGCTGCCTCGAGCTGGCAGACGCAGCGTTTTGTTGGGCACCGGTACTACGTGCCCATCGACGTTGCCAAGAAGAAGTACGGCAACAAGAAGTACAGCAAGCGCACCTTCTCGCGGTACATCGACTACCAAGACGAGGACGAGCAGATCGGAGCGTACAGGCGCGACGACGATCCGATTACCAAGGACATTACCGACTACATCTTGGTCGTGGAGTTCTACGACCTGGTCGATGACAAGTTGGTCGTGTGGTCGCCCGACTACCAAGAGGGCCGCAAGTTCTTGTACGACGGCATCGAACTGGCGATTGGAAGCGACGACGAAGAGGAACCGGAGACGTTGAAGTTCGACGGCATCCCGTTCCGCACGCAGTCCGATCGTCCCATTGTACCCATTGTACCGCTGTTTATGTCGCGCGAACCCGACGAGCCGCTGCGGGGGTACAGTGCTTTGCGCCGGGTGTACGACCAGGTCGTGGAGGTCAACACCATTCGCACGTTCCAGGCCAACGGCATCCGTCGGGCGGCAAGGCAGTGGATGGTGGAAAAGGGTCTTCTGGACGAAGAGGCCATGAGCAAGATTGCCCAAGGGCAGGACGGCGAGTTCATTGAGATCGAGCTGACGCCCGGTCAAGACCTGCGTACAGCAATCGCTCCTGTTCCGCACAGTCCTGTGCCTGCAGAGCTGCAGACCTACGAGCAGCAGGTCGAGGACGACTTTGGACGCGGCAGCATCATGGCACCGTTCACCCGGGGCGAAGCTACGAAGGCGACCGCTACGGAAATCACGGCCCTTGCTGCTTACTCGGCCAGCGAGGTAGGCCGGATGGCGCGCGAGCGCGATGCGGCAATTGCGTCTGTGGCAGAGGCCTACGTTGTAATGCTCGCCACCCTCATGGGCGAAGAGCCGGTTGTGGTTCGCTTGGCGGGTGGAGCGCAGGCGCTGACGCCCGACGACTTGACGGGCGACTTTGGTTTCTTTGCTGTGGACAGCGGGTCAACGCCTATGTCCGAGGCTGTTGCCAAGCAAGAGCTGATGACCTTGGTTCCTGTGCTGCAGGCGCTGGGTGTTGCCAACGAAACCATCCTCAAAAACCTCGTCAGAGTCTACGGTTTGACGGAGGATTTCTTGCCGAAGGAGCCGCCTGCAACGCCAAACCAGCCGCAGATGCCGCCCGGTCCTGCAGGCACGCCCGCAGATATGCTGCCCCAGGCAGGTGTCGCCCCAGGAGAGCTGCCAGCTCCAGGCCAGGTCAAGGCAATGCTGCCTGACGGAGGCATGGTCTGATGCCGTTGTATGAATATTCGTGCGCATGCGGCAAGACGTTCGAACGACTCCGAGCGATCGACAGCCGATCCACGCCCGTAGACTGCCCTTGCGGGCTGCAAGCAAAGCATGTTCCCTCGATGCCGGCCCGCACGGCCTTCGCGTGGGGCGACACCAAGTGGGACGGGTTTCACGACCGAGGGTTGAACGTCACTCTTAGAGACGAGAACCACCGCAAAGCTGTGATGAAACATCGCGGTCTGCGCGAGCTACAGCCCGGTGAGGTTGAGGCCGAGCAGCGTCGTGTTCGTCGTGAACACGAGCAGCACGAGAAGAACATCAAGACCTACACGACCACGCTGAAAGAAACCGGCAGCACCGCAACTGCCATGGCGCGGACGTTCCCAAACCCCGAGGTGTGAGATGGAAAAGGTTGACAACACTGCGCAGATGGTAGGCATGGTCGACGATATGCGCGGCATGGGCGAAGAAATGCAGGGCATGGTTGATATGCAACTGCCTTCGATTCGCGGACGATTTTCGCAGACGGCCATGAACGCCTTGGTTGACGCCACCAACATGGCGTTGGAGGCTGCGGGCTTTGAGGGTGACTACCCGGAGTTCGATGCCGACGTGACCGAGTTCCCCGCCGAGTTCGTGCGCGTCCTTGCCATGTTTGCGGACGCGGCCGTGGAAACCGGCGCCGATGTGGAAATCGATATGGCGATGCTCGAGGACGACCGTGACGTTGCTGCCCTTGCATCCAAGGTTCGCCAGTTGGCGGAAAGCGAGGCCTTTGCCCAGGGCATGACTGCTCCTGTTGAGGCGGAGGTTGCTGTGGAGGCCGGTCCCGTTGGGGGGCCGCCTGACGAAGAAGCACTCATGATGGAGCGCATGTAATGGAAGAGCAGACTGCAGCACCCGCACCTGCGGACACGGCTGCACCCGCAGAGACAGCAGCCCCCGCATCCTCAGTCGACGAGGTTGCCTCGGCTATGCCCGAGGGAGCGGGCGACCGTACTCCTACGCCCAACAAGTACCGGCAGGAGGTCAACAACGTCCTGGCTGCCTACGAAAAAAAGCAGGCGCGCTTGGCAGAAGAGCGCGAAGCGGCAGCCGCTGACGAGCCAGCTCCTGAGCCGCAGGGTCTGCTTGAGGGTGAGTCCTGGGACAGCATCTACAATGAGCAGCCTGAACCTGTGCAGCGGGCCATGGCCGAGATGCGCAAGGCGTTTACGCGCAAGACCCAAGAACTGTCAGCCGAGCGACGCAAGCTCGAGGCGCAGAACCAGGCGCTCATGCAGAGCGGGTTGATGGAAGAGTTGACCGCGCAAGCGGGTGCTGCGCCCGAGGACTTTGATCCGTTCAACCCGGACCACATCAAGCAGGTCATCGAGTCCAAGGTTGCTGCTCGCCTCAAGGAGGTGCTGGAGCCCTTGCACAAGCAGAACCAGCAGCACGAAGCCAAGGCCAAGTACGAGTCCTTCAAGGAGCAGCATCCTGATTTGCTGCAAGACGACAGCGTCAAGAAGGGTGTCTATGACGCGCTTCAGAAAGACCCGTCGCTCAAGCTCGAGCAGGCGTACTGGATGGTCAAGGGCCGAATGGCTGACAAGGCACAGCAGGCAGCGTTCAACCGGGCCGCCTTGCAGCGGCGTGCTGCGCAGCGTGCAGCTCTGGTGACCGACCGAGGAGTGCGGCCAGGCAAGCCTGTGCTCAGTCCTGACCTCAAAGACGCAAGTGCTTTTGAGATTTATCAGGCCTTGAAAGCCCAGCGAAAGTAGGGTAGCGTTGTGCCATAGGTCGGACCCGCAAGGACACGCCGACCATCGGCCCCCGGTTGTGGACACGCCGTCGCCCTTCAAACCCCTTGGAGAAGCCAATGGCTCCCGTTACGACCGGCGTCCAGAATGACATTCTGGCAAGTACCCTGCGCATCCTGCGCGACAAGGAAGTGGACAACACTTTCAAGATCATCCCCCTTGTCGACGCAGTCAACACCCTCGGAAACGTCATCGAGTCCGACGGTGGTTCCTACATCGACAGCCCGGTCATTCTGACCGACCACTCGACCATCACCCAGCTTTCCAACGGCTACGAGGCAGTCAGCCTTGCAGTCAAGGATCCGCTCCGCACGGCCACCTACTCCTGGTGTGACGCAACCGCTCCGGTTGTCATCACCCGCAAGGAAGAGCTGAGCAACAAAGGTGAAAGGGCCATCATCCGTATCGCCGAGGCCCGTCTCAAGCAGACCATGGGCATGTTCAAGCGGGAGATCGAAAAGCAGCTTATCGCTGGTGACTCGACCATCCTGACCGACCTTCAGACCCTGAACGGTGTCGACGGCGCTACCGGTTGGTTTGAAGAAGGCGCGTTTGGTTCTCAGAACAACACGGTCGGCGGTATCTCCAAGAGTGCGTTCCCGTCCTCTTGGCAGAACCAGGTCCAGAGCGGCAGCTTTTCCGGCAACGGTCTGAAGAAGATGCAGGCTCTGCTCATTGACTGCCAGCAGTTCGCACCCGAGGGCGACATTGACCTCATCCTTGCGAGCCCGCTGAGCTACGGTGCGTACAAGAACGAGTTGCAGGCGCTTGAGCGGTACGTGTCTGCCACCGAGGTTCGGAACATGGCGGGTCGCCTCGCCCTGGAGTTCAACGGCGCGCAGATGTTCATCGAGCCCAACCTTGGTTTCACCGGGTCGGGTGGTACCGTGGCGAGCATGTACTTCCTGAACAGCCGCCTGTTCAACATCTACTTCGACCGCGATGCCAAGTTCGCCCTGGGCGATATGGAATCCATCAGCGGCTACGCTGCTATGTCGGCACAGATTGCGGTGCGGATGCAAATCTGCAGCAGCAACCTGTCCGGTCACGGCATCCTCACTGGCGCGGAGAGCTAAGACCATGGCAACGAACACTATTCTTCAGTGCCTCAACGACGGTTCGGATTTTGGCGTCGAGGCGTCGAACCGGTCCAAGTTCGAGACTTTCATCGCCAGCGAGACGGTGACGGCCGAGCAGACTGTGTCTCTCGACCTTTCCAAGACCGCAGACGGCGACAAGGCTCTTTTCGTCAAGAAGGCCGACACCGATGACACCGCTACCATGGTTCCCGTGGGGGTTGTGGTTCGGTCGGTCGAGCCCGACGGTACGCTGACTGCAGGTTCCCGCATCCTTGTCTGCACTCGCGGCTTGGTTGACGCCAAGGTCACCGGTACTGTCACGCAGGGCGCTCCCCTCGCCATGACCGCTACTGGCGGAGAGTTGGACAGCTCTGTTGCTGCGACCGACAAGGTCGTCGCTATTGCTGCCGCTGCCCGCTCCGGTGCCGGTACGGTCAAGGTGTACGTCTGCAACTTGCACTGACGACTGCACATCAACGCACCCCGCTCAGCCCGCCTGGGCGGGGTGTTGTCGTAGGAGAGTTTTATGCCAAGAACAGACCTGCGCGGCTTGCGAGAGTACGTCGCCAATGTCCTCGACTACGACCCCACCAACGAAACCTACAAGCGTCAGATTGACCGACTGCTGAACGAAGCAGACCGGGCCATCTGCCTCGCCAAGCCGTTCACGTTTACCAACAAGGTCGTGGACGTGACCGCCTACAAAGACGTGTCGGGCACGATTACGTTTTCAAGCAGCAGCACGACCATTAGCACGGGGTCAGCCTTTTTCCTCGACTGGATGGTCAACCAAGAGCTGGTCGTAGACAACGTGACCTACACCATCGTGCAGGTGGACGCGGGTGGGACAACGGCGTTCATCGACCGCAACTTTGAAGGCACAAGCGGCGCTCAAACCGGAACGGTCATCAACCGGTACCTCGACCTTCCGGTTGACTGCACATCAGTCCTGGGTGTTGCGCGTCGCACTAACACCCGCACGCCCAACAACCCGGGCATGCTGTCTCCGTTGTCTAGGTACGAGGACGAGTGGTACAACCTGCCCTTGGGCGAAATCAATCTGCCCGTCTACTGGATGAACTACGACGCAGCCTACATCGAAGGACCGCGAAAGAACTACGAGCTGACCACCGCATCTACCTCCAGCGCAGGGCAGCGCACGATTGAAATCACGTCAACCTACATTCGCGGTGGCCGTGAAAGCAGTCACGGCGAAATCCAAGCACTGTCGTTGACCGCAACGCAGAACTTGGTGGTCGATCCAGTAGCCAACACCGCCAACACCGGCCTGCTCAAACGCTACTACTTCCGGGCACCTGACCTGGGGTATCAAGAGTTTCGACTCCTCGACGACCCCAACAACGTCGGGCAGTCCATGGAGCTTGCGTCTAACGACACTGCAGCGCGAACCATCACTGTCTTGACGCAAACAAACCTTGAAAACACCGAGGCCCTGTACCGCCTGCCGCGCATGCAAAACGCTGATGGCTTCGTTCAGCGCATCCGCTTGTACCCGCGCCAGGACCAGGACTACGTCTTCAGCATCCGCTACATGCAGAACCACCGGCCGATGGTGGAGGACGGTGACACCTCGTCCATTCCGCCTGACCAGCGCATGGTTATCGCGTACATGGCGCTGTCCGACATTTTAATGAAGCACGACAACCCGACGCAGTCAGAGCTGTACCGGCGCCGTGCCGATGAGATTCTGCTGCGCATCGAGAAGCGGTACCTAATCTCGCCAGCGCGGCGCATCGTGAAGGGCAACTGGTTGGCGAACATGGAGCCCAACAGCTTCTCGCGGTTCACCACCCTGGTGCACACATGAGGGGTCAGGTTCAGCAGGTTCGCGTTGCCAAGGGCATGCAGCAGCAGTTGCCGCAGCCACCGGACTCTGCGAACCTTATCGAAAACTGGACGATCGACCAGCTCACCGGGGCCCTAAGCAGCCGTCTGGGCTACGAAAAGTACCGGGTCGACGCCACCGACAAGTTCGTTCCGTTCGCTACAACCAAGCGCATCGACAGCATCTACGTGCTACAGCAGCAGCCGGGCGGTGCACGGCAGAGCATTCTGTTCGAGACGGGCGGGTTTTTGTACCTGTACTACGAGGTGGGGCAGGCAGCGTCGCTTGTTGAGCTGGCAGCGGGCCGCAACATTCCTACACCCACCCAAGCAGGGTCTGTGTACTGCCAGGTCGGACGCAAGGTTGTTGTTACCAACGGTGTGGATGCGCCTGTCATCGTTGACCCGTGGCCGTTGCCCGACAGCTCGAGCATCAACGCCAACATCAGAGACAGCCTGATCCGACCTGTCGGCTTTGCGGGTCGACCGTCGCCACCCGAGGCGATGCGCGTCACCAACGTGCAGTATTCACCCGACACCACGATGAGCATTGCGTCTGCAGATGACGTGGGCGCTGACACCCTGTCGCTGTGGACAACCACAGGATCTCAGACGGTTGGTGCGCCCAACCGCTTTGGCATGGGCAGCCCCAGCGCGGTGGCAGTCGGAACGGGCGGCACCGACAACGAAGACGTGATTCGGCAAGACCAACGCAACGCCTTCAAGTTCAAGGTGGCCTACATCAGCGACACAGGCTCGGTGGGCCCATCGTCGGGCGAGGTCACAGCACAGTGGTCGATTCCCATCGTGGGTGGGCAGGGTGCCTACGACGGGTTTCGTTACAGCCCAACGCTACGCATCCCACCTGGTCCACCAGGCACTGTAGCTCGGCGGATCTACGCCACTCAAAACAAGGGTCAGCAGTTCTTTTTCGTTGATGACGTGCGGAACAACACCGAGCTGTTGTACCACGCAACCCGTAGGGACAGCACCTTTTCTGTGGCTGCACCGTCTGACCTTGACACTGTGCCAATGCCCGCTTCCGCAGCAAAGGTCTGTGCCGCATATCAGGGTTGCTTGTGGCTTGACGGCGGCACTGCTGACC